TCCATTACAGCAATGGCCCTTCGGGCGAGAAGCTCTACATATCGCCTTACTTGGAACGGATGTGGAAGTACGGATTCGTAACGGTGGGCGATGTGACCTTTGCCTCGGCCGCCTATGTGGCGCGCTATGCGACCAAGAAGATCACCGGACCGAAGGCTATCGACCATTACTTGAGCTGCAACAGCATCACCGGCGAGATCCATCAGATCCGCCCGGAGTACGTCACGATGTCGCGCCGGCCAGGTATCGGTAAGGGCTGGTATGACAAGTTCAAAGGCGAGACCTACCGCGATGATTCCGTGATTGTGAACGAGCGGGAAGTCCAGCCCCCTAAGTTTTACGACCGGTTGCTTGAAGGCGAAGACCCCCAAGCATTGAAGGCCATCAAGGCCGCGAGAATTGAAGCTGCTCGTAAATGGGCAGCCAACAATACCGTAGAGCGTCTTGCTGTGCGGGAGACTATCCAGAAGGCGAAAGCCAAACTACTCAAGAGGACACTCTCATGATGCAGATTTATTCGATTTTCGACCGCAAGACTGTTGCCTACATGCAGCCGTTTTTTGCTCTGACGGATGGCGCGGCGTTGCGCACGGTGATGTCGAGCATGGGCGAGGGAAGCATGTTCAAGGCGTACCCTGCGGATTTCGATGTGTTCCGGCTGGGCCGGTTCGATGAGAACAGCGGCGAGATTGCTAGCTCTGTGGAGTTTCTGGTCAACGTGGCCAACTTGGTCACCATCAACGAGGAGGTTTAATCATGCGGTCAGTAATGACGCATCAATTTTCGCGTGTTCCGGGCGTTCAGATACCGCGTTCGAGTTTCGACCGGTCTCATGGTCTCAAGACGACGTTCGATGCCGGCTGGCTGATCCCTGTGTTCGTTGACGAGGCGCTTCCTGGCGACACTTACAACGTTCGTATGCATGCTTTCGCGCGTTTGGCGACGCCGCTGTTCCCCATCATGGATAACATGCGGCTGGATTCTTTTTTCTTCGCCGTTCCCAACCGCCTGGTGTGGGACAACTGGCAGAAGTTCTGTGGGGAGCAGGAGGACCCAGGTGATTCCACGGATTTTTTGATTCCGCAAATGGTTTCGACGGCGGGTACGGGATATGGCGAGCAGTCGCTTCACGATTATTTCGGCTTACCGACGAAGGTGCCGGGATTCACGCACTCGGCGTTGTGGCATCGCGCGTACGCGCTGATTTACAAGGAATGGTTTCGCGACCAGAACTTGCAGGATTCGCCGGTGATCCCGAAGGACGACGGGCCGGACTTGCCGTCTGAATACACGCTGTTTCGGCGTGGCAAGCGCCATGACTATTTCACGTCCGCTCTGCCGTGGCCGCAGAAGGGCGACTCGGTCCAGCTTCCGCTTGGTACGGTCGCGCCGGTTGTCTCGAATGAGGTCAACCCGCAGTTTTCAAATGTAACGACTGGTCAGCTGAACCTTGGTTTCCGGCACAGTGCGTCTGGCGTGGGCACGAGTTTATCGGCGGCGAACACGTCGGGCGGTGGTCAGCCGTTGACGTTTGGCGACCAAACGGGTTTGCAGGCGGACCTCTCGGATGCCACGGCCGCGACTATCAATCAATTGAGGCAGGCGTTTGCGATTCAGCGTCTTTTGGAGCGGGACGCACGCGGCGGCACGCGTTACATTGAAAAGATCAAGGCTCATTTTGGTGTGACGTCGCCGGACGCCCGTTTGCAGCGTCCCGAATATCTTGGCGGCGGTTCTTCTGCCGTGAACGTGTCTCCTATCGCTCAGACGTCGAGCACGGACGCGACGAGCCCGTTGGGTACCCTCGGTGCTATGGGCACCGTGGCGGTTTCGGGACACGGCTTCTCGAAGTCGTTCACTGAGCATTGCCTGTTGCTGGGCATGGTTTGTGTGCGTGCGGACCTGACCTATCAGCAGGGTCTGAACCGCATGTGGAGTCGGTCCACGATGTTGGAGTTTTACTGGCCGGCTCTTGCGAACATCGGCGAGCAGACCATCCTCAACAAGGAGATTTACTGTCAGGGGACAGCGAATCCGACTGAGGATGCGGCAGTGTTCGGCTATCAGGAGCGGTATGCAGAGTATCGTTACAAGCCATCTCAGATCACGGGGCTGTTCCGCTCGAACTGCACTACGCCTCTGGACGCGTGGCATTTGTCGCAGGAGTTTTCAGCGCTGCCGGCGCTTAACTCGGATTTCATCGAAGAGAACCCGCCGGTGGACCGGGTGATCGCGACGCCGTCGGAGCCCCATTTCATTTTCGATGCGTATTTCCAGATGCGCTGCGCAAGGCCGATGCCGATTTACGGCGTGCCGGGCCTGATTGATCACTTCTGATGGGCTGGTTTAAGGATATCGTTGGCGGTGTCACGGATGCCGTCACAGGTGATTGGGGCTCCCTGATTTTAGGGGGCCTCGATTTTCTCGGTGGTGAACGCGCTAATTCCGCGAATCTGGCCAGTTCCCGGGAGGTGATGGCCTTTAATCGCGAGGAGGCGGAACGTGACCGTATTTTCCAAGCTGAGCAAGCTGCGTTGGGACGCGATTTTGGAGGCCGGCAGGCTGATATTCAACGTCGTTTCCAGGGTCGTCAAGCTACTGCCTCGCGAGCGTTCGAGCAGCGAATGTCGAATTCCGCTTACCAGCGGCAGACGGCAGACCTGCGTCGTGCGGGTCTTAATCCAATACTCGCCCTTACGCGTGGTGGTGGTGCATCGACGCCGAACTCACCAAGCCCGGCGGGTTCGATGCCCGGCGCCCCAACTGCGTCCGGGTCCAGGGCTTCTGGCGTCCGAGCGGAGTTCGAAAATACCCTCGGACGTGCAATAGGCACCGGGATGCAGGCTTACCGGCTTCGGCCTGAGGTTAAGCAGATTGAAGCGACTACGGGCAACATTGAGAAGCAAGGCGAGGTTATCGAGCAGGACGCGAAGCTAAAGGCTGCGCAGGTGGCGGAGACAGCTGCGCGTACTCAAGAGATCCAATCGAGCACGGCGCTTAATGTTGTTCGGCAGGCGCTTGGGCAGGCGGAGACTGGCAAGATTTACCAGGAGCAGAAACGCATCGGTCGCGAGATTTCGCGTATTAATGCGGAGATCCGCCAGCGAGGCACTTCTACCGAGCATGAGCGTGAGCAGCTGGCCCAGCTGAAGCTGGACTACAACCGCAAAGCGCAAATGTCGGCAGCCTGGGGCGGTGATTTGGGTAAGCTCGGCGCGGGCGCCGAGGTTCTCCGCCCCGTGTTTTCGTCCGCAAAGGACTTGTCCAACAGTGTTGGTATTCTTTCTATTCTTCCGAAGCTCTTGAAGGGCTTTGGCCGCCGCGGCGGTTTTAATCCAGAGGACTTCATCCGATGACTTTTCGACTTCCCTATGATCGTTCTACGCAAGAGCGTGTTCAGTATTCGTCGGCTTTGCCGTCGCGTACCAAGCAATCGATGGCCGGTGAAACGGACATCAATTTCATTGTTAAGCGGTTTCAAAAAACCGGTGTTATCGCTCATCAGGCCCGCTATGAGGGCCAGTACGGCGAGTTCGAGCCAATCGACTTTCATGAGGCGATGAATATCGTGGCGTCCGCCACGGAGATGTTCGCGGCTTTGCCGTCGAACGTTCGCGCTCAGTTTGCCAATGATCCTGGCGCGTTTTTGGACTTCGCTAATAATCCTGACAATTCGGCAGCGTTACAGTCTATGGGTCTCGGGCGGTCGCCCGTTAAGCCGGCGGAGCCGGCGCCAGTATCTGTACCGGAGGAGCCTCAAGGGTAGGCCGGAGCGTCATGGCCTTTTGGACGGGACGGTGACGTCCCGTTCCTTTTTCTTTTCCGTTCTTCTAATTCCCCCAACCTTTTTCGGTGTTTCTTCTTCTTCTTCTCTTCGTGCGTGCGGCTCTCGCGCGCGCGCGTCTTTCACTCTCACTTTTCACGCTGTGGGCAACTTGGGGGCAGCATGCGACCCCTGTGGTCGCAGGCATGCTGTCCCCATGTTGTCCATCAGCACTCAGCCCTTCCAGGGCTCGATTCTTATGTCTCCACTGAACCCCAGGTTCAGTAAATAGCTCACTGCATACTCTGCCTTCTTGAACAGCCGCGTTTCACCGCGGGCTGTCTTCAACACGCTGCCGTATCGGCTGAGTTCAAACTCCAGCCGTGATCCTTCGTGTGGGTATGCCCACACCTCCCACTGCAGCGGGTCTTGCTCAACTATCGCCACCGAGGCAACCTCGTGGCACTTAATCGCTGCTTGCAGATGCTCCATATTCATGCTCTTGCTCCTACGTTGGAGCCTTAATGATAGTACAAGACCCGCGTCTTGTCTGTACATTTCAGCGAAGTCGGTGACGATTGTCACCTTTTGACTATTGCTTCAGCCCCAGGGAACAGTTACCTTCTTGATGTAACTGTTCCCACTGACAGCCCACCCTCCGAAGGAGGTCCCATGCGCAGGATGAAGCTCTCCAAAGGCCGGTCGAAGCGGATGTTCCGCAAGTCCGGTTCTCGTACGCAGTCCCTCAACTTTGCCCACCCGATGCGAGGAGGCATCCGTTTGTGACATGTTTCTCACCGCTCAAGGGCTACCGCTCTCGGACGGTGAACCCGACCGGAAAGCGGTCTATTTGCTTCACCCACCGGGAGGC